GGCCGGCTCTGGCCGGCGGCGCTCCCAGGCTCCCAGTGATCGTCACGGTCGGTCACGAAGACCATGATCACCCTGGGGAGGGGACCCCGGATCAAGATCCACGGGGGACCGCCGGGGAGGTGGCTCCCAGGTTTGCCGGGTTCAGAGGCTAGGTGATCTTGCTCCGCTGTCACGCAAGGTGACGGCGATTGCGCCGCGCAACGCGGCTAGTTGGAGTGATCGATATGCCGAAGGGTGGAGCACGCACGAGGTCCGGGCCGGCGCCCGATCCGACGGCACTGCGACGTGAACGAGACGCCGGCGAGTGGACGATCCTGCCTGCTGAGGGCCGTGAAGGCGCAACGCCTGACTGGCCGTTCGAGGAGCAAAGCGTCCGCGAGGCTGTGCTGTGGGAGCGGCTGTGGCGAATGCCGCAGGCGTTGATGTGGGAGCGCTACGGCCAGGACTTCGAGGTGGCGCTGTACGTTCGCCGACTTGCCGAGGCGGAGAAGCCGGACTCGGCTGTCGTTTTGTCGACGCTGGTCCGGCAGATAGCCGACTCGCTGGGGCTGACGACGCCCGGAATGCGTAGCAACCGGTGGCGCATCGACCGGCCCAGTGCGGAGGACGAGGCGCCGACGGGATCCGGAGCGGTTCCGGCTGTTGCGCCGACCTCGGCGCGTGCCCGATTGAGGGCGGTGGCCGGTGGTAGCGGCTGACGACGGCACCTGGAAACTCGACTTTCCGACGCTGTTCGTCGTCCCCGACTGGATCACCCGGCACTGCAAGCTGCAGTCGGTCGGCGGCATCGACCCGGAACCGCAGCCGTTCGAGATGTACGACTGGCAGCTGCGCATCACGGCCAACCTCTATCGGGTCCGGCCGGAAGCGCGGCTGGGGCAGCTGTCCACCGCGTTCAACTACCGCCGTGCGCAGGCGGTAGCCCCACAGAAGTCCGGCAAGGGGCCCTGGGCGGCGAGCATCGTGGCCGCCGAGGGCGTCGGCCCGGTCCTCTTCAACGGGTGGGCGCGCGGCGGCGAGCGCTACCGCTGCACGGACTACCGCTGCGGCTGCGGCTGGGTGTACGAGTACGAGCCGGGCGAGCCGATGGGCCGGCCGTGGAACCAGCCGCTGATTCAGATCACGGCGACGTCCGAGGATCAGACGGATAACACGTACCGGCCGCTTCAGGCGATGATCCGCAATGGACCGCTGGCCGAGGTGATGAAGGTCGGCGAGCAGTTCATCCGCCTGCCGGGCGACGGCCGCATCGACGTCGTCACCGCGAGCGCCCAGTCGAGGCTCGGCAACCCGATCACGTTCGCCGCGCAGGATGAGACCGGGATCTGGACTGAGCAGAACGGCATGACCAAGGTCGCGACCACCCAACGGCGAGGGCTGGCGGGTATGTCGGGCCGCTCGCTGGAGCAGACAAACGCTTGGGACCCCACCGAGAACTCGGTGGCGCAGAAGACAGCAGAGACCAAGGTCAAAGACGTCTATCGGTTCCACCGGCTGCCGCCGAGGGATCTCGACTACGCCAAGAAGGCGGACCGTCGGAAGATCCATGCCGCCGTCTATGAGGGCAGCACGCATATCGACCTCGACTCTATCGAGGGCGAGGCCGCCGAGCTCCTGGAGAAGGAGCCGGCCGAGGCGGAGCGCTTCCACGGCAACCGCATCACCGCGGGTATGGGCACCTGGCTCCAGCAAGACCGCTGGGATGCCCGGATCGCATTTGAGGACGTCCCCGACGGGACGCGCCTGGTGCTGGGCTTCGACGGCTCTGACGTCGACGACTGGACCGGGATCCGCGCGGAGACCCTGGACGGCTACCAGTTCACCCCGACCTACGGGCCCGACAACCGGCCGTGTATATGGGACCCCGAGGACTGGGACGGCCAGGTGCCCCGCCTCGAGGTCGACGTCGCAGTGGACGAGCTGATGGAGCGGTTCGATGTGGTCCGCATGTACGGCGATCCGCCGTATTGGACCAGCGAGATGGCGGCCTGGCAGGCCCGACACGGCGAGAAGCGCGTCACTGAGTGGCAGACCTACCGCGTTGCGCAGATGCACGCCGCGTGCGAGCAGCTGCTGACTGACGTCACGAAGAAGGACACGACCTTCCGGCATGACGGCTGCGAGACCACGTCCATCCACGTCCGGAACGCCCGCAAGGCGGCCCGGCCAGCGAAGCGGTACGTCCTGCGCAAGGCAACGCACACCCAGAAGATCGACCTCGCCGTCATCTCGATCCTCACCCATGAGGCCGCGTGTGACGCGGTGGCCGCTGGCCAGGCCCGTCCGAAGAAAAAGTCGAAGATGCTGATTCTGCAGTGAGGGGCGGTGCGCTGGTGGACCGTTCTGACGAGCAGTGGCTGAAGCATCTGATCCGGTGCCACGACAAGGAGCTGTCGGAGTTGCGGCGGCTGAACTCGTATTACGAGGGCAAGCAGCCGTTGAGCTACATGGCGCCTGAGCTGGAGCGGGAGCTGCAGGAGACGGTGCGGCAGGTCGTGGTCAACTGGCCGCGCCTCGTCGTCGACAGCGTCGAAGAGCGCCTCGACGTCGAAGGGTTCCGCTTCCCGGGCGAGCCGGGCGCGGATGAGGAGCTGTGGCGGATCTGGCAGGCCAATGACATGGACGAGCAGTCCCAGCAGGGGCATCTCGACTCGCTCGTCATGGGCCGTGCCTACGTCGTCGTCGGGACCCGGGAGGGCGACGACAGCACGCCGCTCGTCACCGTCGAGTCGCCGATCGACATGTACGCCGACTTTGATCCGCAGACCCGCGAGGTGCGGGCCGCGGTGAAGCGGTGGTGCGAGGAGGAAGAGGACGGCAAGAAGGTCGACCACGCCACTCTCTATCTGCCGGACGCGACGTCGTGGTGGGAGAAGGAAGACGGCGTATGGGTCGAGGACACCGAGTACGCCCGGGATGAGCACAACATCGGCGAGGTCATGGTCGAAGTGCTCGCGAACCGGCCGCGGCTGAAGACGCCGAACGGTGTCAGTGACCTCGCCGACGTGATCCCGATCTCGGATGCCGCATGCAAGATCGCCACGGACATGATGGTGTCCGCGGAGTATCACGCCACGCCGCGCCGGGTGGCGTTCGGGTTCGGCGAGGAGGACTTCGTCGACGCCAACGGCCGCAAGGTCTCGGCGTTCAGCCGGATCATCGGCCGGATGTGGGCGACGGAGAAGAACCGCAAGGAGGACGGCGCGGACGTCGTCCAGTTCTCCGAGGCGTCCCTGAGCAACTTCCACGAGACCATCAAGCTCCTGGCTTCGCTCGTCGCCTCCCTGTCCGGACTCCCGCCGCACTTCCTCGGGCACGCCACCGACAACCCTGCATCGGCTGACGGCATCCGCAGCGCGGAGACGCGCCTGGTGAAGCGGGCCGAGCGCAAGCAGCGCCGGGCCGGCGGCACGTGGGAGCGCGTCAACCGGAAGGTGATGCGGCTCAAGGACGGCCACTGGAATCCGGATGCCCGTTCGCTGGAGACGATCTGGCGGGACGCCTCGACGCCGACGGTGGCGCAGAGGGCGGACGCGGCGGTGAAGCTGTTCACGGCGCATATCGTGCCGCTGCGGCAGACCCGCGAGGACATGGGCTATACGCAGGCGCAGATCGAGCGCATGGAGGAGCAGGACGAGCAGGCCGCGCAGGATGCCATGACGCGCATCATGGGCGGCGACCTGGCCGCCCTGGAGGCTGGTCCGAAGCCGCCCGCCGAGCCGGTTCCTCCCGAGCCGCAGCCTGTCCCGGTGACCTGACGTGCGGATCGCCCGGTCGGTGCGCGAGATAGCGCTGGCTTTCCAGGCGGCTCAGGCGCGCCGAACTCGGCTCACCGCGAATGAGGTTCAGCGCCTGTGGGCTCAACTGGACCGTCGAGACTTGTCGGGGTCGTGGGAGGCCTCGGTGGGGCCGCGGATCGTCCGCGCTATCACGGCTGGCCAGCTGTCGGCGGCCGCCGGTGCGGACGGGTACGTGGATGAGGTGGTGGATGCCGAGGGTGCGGATCCGGCTCGGGCTGGCCGGGTTCGGCCCGAGGCTTTTGCCGGGGTGGCAGCGGATGGGCGGTCGCTGGACTCGCTGATGCTGCTGTCGGTCATCACGACGAAGCAGGGCATCGCTGGGGGCCTCTCGGAGGACGACGCACTGATGCGGGGCTTGAATCAGGCTCTGCGTCTGTCGTCCTCGGAGGTGGCGCAGGCGGGCCGGAGCGCGGTCGGCTCCAGCATGACCGGGGTGCGGACGATCCAGGGCTATGTGCGGGTGGTGCAGCCGCCTGCTTGTGCGCGCTGCATCATCCTGGCGGGCACGGAGTACGGCTGGAACAAGGGCTTCCAGCGGCATCCGAAGTGCGACTGTGTCCACCTGCCGACGACCCTGATTGCCCGGCATCAGCACCGTGACCGCGGGTTCATCGATCCCAACGCCTACTTCAGCAGCCTCGGACGTGCCGAGCAGGACCGCGTCTTCACTGCGGCTGGCGCGCGGGCGATCCGTGAGGGCGGTGACATGAGCCAGATCGTCAACGCCCGCCGCGGCATGTACACCACGACCGCGTTCGGCCGGACGCTGCGCGCGACCCGTGAGGGCACGACGTCCCGTGGGTTCTTCTACCGGCAGGAGCGGGCCCGCGACATTGCCCGCGGCCGGGTGCCGGCCGACATCGGCCGGCAGTACCGGCTGACGTCGCCGAGGCTCCTACCCGAAGAGATCTTCCGGCTCGCTGAGGGCCGGGATGAAGCGATCGCCATGCTGCGGCGCTTCGGCTACATCACCTGACCTGGCGCAAGGCCCGGTCTCTGATCCCGCAACGGGAGCACATCGCCATGAGCACGACTCGTACCCGCTGGCTGCCCGCTGCCCAGAGCGCGGACTGGTTCCAGCTGACCCGGCACGACGACCCCGAACCTGCGGACCCGGAGCCCGCTCCGGACCCGGCGGACAACCCGGCGGATCCTGAGCCTGAGCCGGACCCGGAGGGCGCCGATAGGCTTGGCGACGCGGGCAAGAAGGCCCTGGAGGCCATGAAGGCGCAGCGCGCCGAGGCCAAGAAGACCGCCGCCGCGGAGAAGAAGCGCGCCGACGAACTGGCCCGCAAGGTGGCCGACTTCGAGGACCGCGACAAGTCCGACCTGGACAAGGCCACATCGAAGGCCGAGCGGCTCGAAGCCGCCATTGCGAAGGCTACGGCCCGCGCGGTGAAGGCTGAAGTGAGGGCCGCTGCCGCAGAGTTCGCCGACCCGGAGGACGCTGCCGCGTTCCTCGACCTGGCGACCTACACCAGCGATGACGGGGAGATCGACACCGAGGCAATCTCGGTCGACCTCGATGCCTTGCTGGAGCGCAAGCCGCACCTGCGCAGGGCCGCCGCCGAGGGCCCGAAGAAGCCCGCACCGAGGCCCGACCCGGGACAGGGTGCACGACCCGCTGAGCCGCCGACCGACTTCCGTACCAGCGACCGCGCCTCACTGGACGCCAAACTCGCCGAGTTGGCGCCCGGGTTCCGTCTCCGCTCGTGATCCGAATCCGTGCCCGCTTGGGCGACGGGCACACCTCGATCGAGGTGGACGGACACGAGGGGCATGCCGTGGACGGCCGCGTCTGCGCAGCCATCACGGCCATCACTCAAACCGCCCTGCTGGGCCTGGAGCAATACGCCCTGCAGCACCCGGACCTCGTGTCCGTCGAGATCACTCAGGAGTAGAAATGACCACACTGACTGCGGCGCGCCCGTGGTTCCGGCTCGACCGCCACGATGTGCGGTCGACCGTCCCGGCCCCGATCCGCGCGATGATGCAGAACGGCCTCCTGGACAGGGTTTTCCAGGAGGCGCTGAAGCCCAACTTCATCTTCCCGGCGATCGCGGACGCGATGCCGTGGCAGGGCGGACTGGGTGACACCAAGACGTTCACCCGCAAGGGCCTTCTCGCCCCGGCGACCACGCCGATCACCGGCTCGGACACGACGGCTGCGACGTACAGCATCGAGCAGTGGTCCGTGACGATGGACCAGTACGGCCAGGCCGTCGACACGAACATGCTGACCAACGCGATGGCGCTCGCCAGCAAGTTCCTCGCGGACATCGAGACGCTCGGCATCAACGCCGGGCAGTCCATCAACCAGATCGCCCGGAACAAGCTGTTCAACTCCTACGCGGGCGGGCGGACCTGGTGCACCACGGCTGGCACGTCGGACACCAGCATCATCGTGCAGTCCGTCGCCGGATTCACCACCGTCCTCGTCAACGGCGTGCCGACCGCCGTGTCGGCGTCGAACCCGCTGACCGTGTCGATCGCGGGTGTTGCGAACACCGTGACCGGCGTCAACACCGGCACGAGCACCCTGACCCTGGGTACGGCTCGCGTGGACGTCGCTGGTGACGCGGTTGTGGCGGCGAATGCCCCGGTGTCGGTGCGCCCGACCGGGTCGAGCGCATACGACCTGACGACGTCGAACACCGCGACGTTCGCCATGTTCCGCTCGGCGGTGACCCGCCTGCGGAAGATGAACGTCCCGACGGTGGGCGGCTACTACGTGGCCCACGTCGACCCGGACACCGAAGCCCAGCTGTTCTCCGACGCCGACTTCAAGCAGGCGTTGCAAGGCAGGGTCGACTCGCCGATCTACACCGACCTGAGCATCGGCCGGTTCGGCGGCATCGACTGGGTCAGGAACATCGAGACGCCGACGCTGCTTGGCGGCTCGGCCCTCAACGTGACCGTGCACCGGCCGATCGTCCTCGGTGCGGGCGCCCTGGTGGCGGCCCCGTTCGAGGGCATGGGTGACCTGCTGCGCGGCTCCGGCGTCGAGGATGTCCCCGACATCGCGATGGTCGAGGCAGCGCCTGGTGTTCAGGTTGCGCGGATCGTCCGCCCGCCGCAGGACCGCCTGCAGCAGAACCTGTCGACCTCGTGGTCGTGGGTCGGCGACTACGGCGTCCCGTCGGACTCCACCACCGGCGACGCGGCCCTGTACAAGCGCGCCGTGGTCCTTGAGCACGCCTGACCGCGCCCTGACGGGACGCCGCACTGTCGGCGTCCCGTCGGCCTGAAGGAGGAAACATGCGCGCGAAGGTGCTTGAGAACATCTCGCCGTACTGGAACTACGGCATCCATCCGCTGGCGAAGGATGAGGAGGTCAGCGGCGAGTTGGCCGCCTACCTCGTGTCCACGCACTCGCCGGTGGAGCCGCTCGACGACGAGGCCCGCGCTCTGCTGGAGCCCCCTCGGAAGGAGACCGGCGAGCCGCCGACCGAGCTCGACATCGACGGCACCGCCGCCGACGTCCTGGCCTGGGTGGGCGAGGACCGGGAGCGGGCTGCGGTTGCCCTGGAGGCGGAGCAGGCGAAGGACAAGCCGCGCTCCACTCTGGTGAAGCAGTTGGAGAAGCTCGCCGCCAGCAGCCCGGAAGAGTGAGGGGAGGCCGCCATGGCTTTGCCCCCGCTCGCTACGGCGGCCGACCTCCAGGCCGCGGGCGCCGCGGGCTCTGACGCAGCACTGGAGATGGCGCTGCGCCGGGCTTCCGCGCGGGTGCGCCGCTATACGCGGCAGGACATCACGTTCGTCGTGGACGAGACGATCACCTTGCCGGGCGGGGAGCGGGTGCTGTGGCTGCCGCAGTATCCGCTCGTCGTCGACGGAAGCCACCCGCTGACAGTCGTCGAGGTCGCCGACTTCTCCGGCATCGAGTGGACGGCGATCGAGAACCGCGACTACTCGCGCATCGGGAACGAGCTGACCCGCGGCTATCCGTGGCAGGCTCCGAACCGGCTGATGGGCTGGCCGTGGAATCGCGCCCTGGGCATTTGGGGGCCGAAGGTCCGCGTCACCTACAGCCACGGCTACAGCGAAGTCCCGGACGACATCGTCGACGTCGTCCTCGACCTGGCGACGATGAACTTGTCCAACCCGGAGAACCTGCGCCAGGTCGCCATCGACGACTTCCAGCGGACGTTCGCGTCGGAAACCATCGGCAGCGCCAAATTGACACGGCAGCACAAGGAAGACCTGCGGCCCTACCGGCGTGCCGCGTTCTCGGTGGTGTTGTCGTGAGCGCGCTGGAGGCGGCGTTGGCGGCGGGCCGGCGCGAGCATGAGGCGATCATGCTGGACGCGGTGCGGATATGGCGCCCGGGACCGTCGGTGTTCGACCGCACCACGGGCACGAGCACGCCAGGGGCCCCGCTGGAGTTGTATGCGGGGAGGGCCCGGGTGAAGCCGTTCGGGCGTTCGGTCAGCACCGGCGTTGAGGCGGGCGAGCGTGAGGTGGTGCTGCGCGAGTACGTGGTGTCGGTGCCGCTCTCGTCGCTGCTTCCCTCTGGCGCGGTGCTGCTGCCGGGCGATCAGGTTCAGGTGACGGATTCAGCTGATCCGCGGCTGGCGGGTCGCACGCTGTGGGTGACGGCTTCGCAGATGAACGCGCAGGCCACGGCGTGGCGAATCAATGCGGAGGATCGGTCATGAGTGCTCGGTTCGACATGTCTGACGTGCGGCGCCTGGAGCGTCATCTGGCCCGGGTGATACCGAGGGCGCGCCGGGATGCCCGCGCGGTGGTGCGGCGTGGCGCAGTGAACATCAAGAAGGACTGGAAGGCCAACGCCCGCTCAACGGCACCGAAGCACGCCAAGCACTACCCGCGGTCGATCTCTTTCGACGTGAACAACTACGGGCCCGACATCATCATGGCGATCATCGGCCCGGACAAGGGCGGCCCGCAGGGCGCCCTCGGCAACCTGCTGGAGTACGGGTCGGTGAAAAACCCGCCGCACCGTGACGGCGGCCGCGCCCTGGATGTCGAGGAGCCGCGGTTCGACGCCCAGATGGCGCTGATCGCCGACCGTGGTCTGGCGTGGGGGTTGACCTGATGGCCGTTCCCACGGTCCTGCCGCACGTGGATGCGGTACAGGCGGCGCTCGTCGGCGCCGGGCTGACGGTCTACCTCGGCGGCGCGCCAACATCGTCCGGCTGGACACCCCCCGACCACTTTGCGGTGCTGTACCCGGAGCCCGGCGAGGTCGTCCGCGAATCGCTGGCAGACACCCGGACAGACTTCATGGCGACCTTCCAAATCACCTGCGTGGGCGGCTCGATGGAGCGCGCGCTGTGGGTCGCGGACAAGGCGCGTGCCGCCCTGTCGGCGCCGCTGGTGGTGGCTGGTCGGGCTACGTGGCGGCCGGAGGATCTGGGCGGGCCTCCGGTGCAGCGCGATGACGACACCACTCCGCCGTCCTGGTTCGTGCCGGTGCAGTACCGGCTGATGTCCATTCCCGCCTGACAGGAGAGTCCCTCATGGCGCTTCTCGCCCAGCAGGTCGTCGCTTTGAGCGGCCTGACCCCGACCTACTCGGCTGCTGCCGCGTCCACCACGGTGACGTGCGGCGAACGCAGTTTCCTGCACGTCAAGAACACCAACGGCAGCTCAATGACCGTGACGATCACGGCGACGGGCAAGCTTCGCGGCCAGGGTGTCGCGGACCTCATCGTGACCGTCCCTGCAACGACTGGCGACAAGATGATCGGCCCGGTCACGCCCGACCTGTTCGCCTCGGCTGCCGACGGCGTGAGCGCGTCCATCACCTACTCGTCGACGACCAGCGTCACCGTCGCCAGCCTCGTCATCTGACGCTCACCCAGTCCTGCCCGCCCCGTCGCCGGGGCTTTTTTCATGCCCTGAGGAGGGTTCATGTCTGACCTGATCAGCGAC